GTGGCAGAGTGGTCGATTGCGGCGGTCTTGAAAACCGTTGTACTGCGAGGTACCCGGGGTTCGAATCCCTGTCTCTCCGCAATAATTTTAAAGATAAGAAAAATTATAAAAAAAACAATTAATTATGGGAAAAGAGAAATATAACAAAGAAGAATTAATAAGATTATTAATTCATGAAGGAAAATCTTATAAAGAAGTTGCAGCTATGCGGGGTGATGGAAGCACTGGAGAAGCTATACGTAAAGCAGCAAATAGATACGGGATAAAAGTATCAGATAGAAAGAAACTAAGAAAATGTGAATATTGTGGTAAAGAGCATGATGGTTCTTTTGGTTCTGGAAGATTTTGTTGTTCAGATTGTGCAAAGAAATATTCACTTAGTTTCAGCAAAGGTAAAAAACGAGGAAATTCTTCAATTAGTAGTTTAGATGCTAAAAGAATGAATTTAAAACGGTATAATTCTCATAAAACAAGATCTTTGGAAGTAACACCTACTGCACCTGGACAAAATGAGTGGGTTAAACGTGTAAAAACTAATGGACAAGCTAGGTGGGAAAATAATGGGTTATATATTCCTGGTTTTGAGAAATTATAAAAAGAGAAAGGATCAAAATTATGATTAATTTCACAGACCATTTTGATCCCACTAAAAATATAGAAAAAGATTTAGCAAAAGTAGATCTTAGGGATCAATACACATCATTAACAGAAGATGAAAAGATAATGGTATTTCTTCGTCTCAAAGGATTCACACATAGACCACCTACGATTGAAAGATTGTATTCTGATGATTATTATCTAGGAAGTCAAGAATTTTTTGATCATGGAGATGTAATATTTCCTTTTTGGAAAGATGGATTAAAAATGATTTTTCCAAATGAAGTAACAACAGCGAAACCATTACTCTGTTTGTCAGGAGCTATTGGTATAGGTAAGTCTACGGTATCTAAATTAGCTATGACAAATACACTAGCTAGGTTAAGTTGTATGGCTAATCCGTGGAGAACATTTAAATTAGGTAAAAAACCACTTAGTTTTATCATCTTTCATAGAGATGAAGATGTAGCAAATGCTGAATTTCGAAGATGGATGCTAGATGATGTATTAAAGCAGAGTCCATTTTTTAGAAATTTACCACACAGACATAATATAAGAATATTAACTTCTGGTCCTAGGGGTAATGTAGTATAAAAAGTTGCCCTCCATATTAAGAAATTATATGGTAATAAAGTAAGTAAATTCGGTGAAAGGATAATCCCAATACCGAGTCAAGGATCTTAGATAAATCTAAGTAATCTTTGATGTAACGAATAAAGACTTACTAACTTATATAATTATATAAGTTAAATTTATATTCTAAACTATAATAGAGTATTATAGAAATAGATTGGCAGGTGGACTAGGAACTGACTTGATTTTTGCAATCATGTCTGAGGTCAATTTTTGGCCTAACGAAGAAAAAGCCATGGAACGTGTAAATAGTACGTATATTCGTATTACATCTCGTTTTGATGTAAAAGAAAGTTTAACATTAGCCGGAAATCTAATAATTGATAGTTCTAGTAGAGGTGCAGGTGGTCCAACTGAAATATTTCTTGAGAATGCAGAACCTCAATTTACTTGGGATTGTAGACCTTCTCATTATGAAGTTAGAAAAAATCTGTACGAACGTTCAAGGGGAATAACTTTCTCAGTTTATACTGGAGATGGTAAATATCCTCCAAGAATATTAAATAAAAATGATAAAGAAGAGAACTATAAATTAGAAGATGATCAAGACCCTGATAGAGTGGAACATGTACCTATTCAATTATTTGGAGAATTTAAATCTGATTTGATTAAAGCTCTTCAAGATAAATCTGGTATTAATACAGGATCATCAGATAGTTTTTTTGGAGGTACTATAGAACACTTATCTAAATGTTCAACAATAAAGAATAGAATTCCTGAAATTATTACAGTTGATTTTTATGATAAAGAAGATAGGATTATTAATCATGTAGAAAAAATGATTAATCTTATTCCAAGAGGTACTCCTATATGGCTAGGTCTTGACTTAGGTGTAGTAGATGATACAACTGGAATAGCAGCAGTTAGTTTTGATCATTGGGAAAATATAAATGGTACTTTAGTTCCTAAAATTAAGTGTCATTTTGTTTTAGGTGTATCTAGGTTAGAAGGACAAGAGACGAGTTTATTTCACATAGAGCAGTTTATAGAAGATCTTAACAAGAAATTTAATATTATAGTTAGTGCTGACCAAGCTTTTTCTAAACAAATACTTCAATATTGTGAAAGAGAAGGAATTAGAAATAATGGGAGAATTTCTACAGATAATACTCCTTGTGAACCGGCTCTTTATTTGAAGTATATAATAAACAATGAACTTCTTGAAATTCCTGAATATAAAAGATTACAAAGAGAGGCATATGATTTAAGATATGTTGGTCCAAAACGTAAAGTAGATCATCCTAAAAAAGCATCAATATCTCCATTATTTGATAATCCTGATGGTTCTAAGCCAGGAAGCAAGGATTTATGGGATGCTTTAGCTTCTAGTGTTTATTCTTTAAAATTATCTATTGATGAAGGAGAAGAGATGGGATATTCTTCAGGAATAGCTAAACAACTCGAATCTCTTACTAAAATAACAGCGGATCCAAGAGAAGAGTCACAAAAAGAACTTCAAAACATGTTGGAAAATATATTTTAAGATTCTTTTTCCATAATATATAATCAATTCCTAGGATGGCCAGAGGAAAGTGGTCTATTGTTCGATCAAGTCCTAGGAACAGAAAAAAAAGAAAAGAGATATATTTCAATCTCTTTCTTCCATACGTTTTACAAATTCCCATTCTTCTGGAGTAACATAATCCAGAACGCTTTTTGGAATTTCTACTTCTCTATCGTTTAACATTAATTTAACTTTAACAAATAATTTATTAGGAGTAATATCTACATCAGTTACTACTCCATAAAATCCTGTTTTACGAGATTTAACTTTATCTCCTACTTTTAAATTTTTCATAATTTTCTATATTTATTATTACACATATAAGGTTTTTAGAGCTTATGATAATACTACGAAAACAAAAATATAAAGAACTTCCCTGGACCAAAGAAAATATAGAAAAATATAAGTCACAGGAGAATATGTTAAAGCACGCAAGAAATACACCAGGAAAAACGGCTGGAAAATTATTAATAAACCCAGCCAAAGATGAGTTGGTGGGATATATAGCGTGCGAAGAAGATACTATTATTGCTCTAGAAGTTTCTCCGGGGTATAGAGGAAAAGGAATAGCAACTGATTTGATAAATTCTTCTGGGGCTAATAAACTTACAGTATCAAAGAAAAATATAAATGCGATAAATTTATATAAGAAACTTGGATTTGAAATTATATCAGAAACTCCAAAAATATATTTTATGGAGAAATGATTGAACTATAGTATAATTGGCAATACACCAGATTTTGGTTCTGGGATTTCCTGTTCGAGTCAGGATAGTTCAACGAAAGAAAATAATAATAACTAATAAAAACTATGTTGAGAGTTAAAAGATTTAGTAAAGTTACTGATAAAGTTAAAGAAATAGGAAAATCTATTGAACATACAGTAACTCATCCTAAAGAAACTGGTAAGAAGGTGGTGGAGTATGTAAAGAAACACCCAGATGAAGCTATAATTCTTGGAACATCTGATATTGTTCCTGGAGTTGTTGCTGCCAAACTTGCAAAAGCTGGAAAAACAAAACAAGCAGCTATCGCAGGAACTATTGCAGCACTTCCTATTGGTGGTGCATATGTATCAGGGAAAATAGCTATTCGAAAATGGAATGAAAAAAGAAAGAAGAATAAATAGAATAGATTCGAGATGTAGTTCAGTAGATAGAACGCTTGGTTTGGGACCAAGAAGTTGCACGTTTGAGCCGTGTCATCTCGACCTAGATAAATAGACGATGAGATATCGTGGAATTTATATTTAATTTTCATTTATTCAAAATCACTAAGGAAGAGTAAAAGTCGCGAGTTACTCTTCCACTAATGAAAATTAAATAAATTTAGAGTTTGATATCTTGGGAAGCTATAAGTAGAATAAATGAAAAGAAAGATTGATTGGAACAAAGAAGAACTGGAGTATTTATTATTTGATAAGAAACTAACATATAAAGAGATAGCTAATCATTATGGAATTACAAGTGAAAGTGCTGTTCATAAAGCTATAAAAAGATTTGGAATTGATATCTCAGAAAGAAAAACTATAATATCTAAAGAAGATATAGAAATACTTCTTTTTGATAAAAAACTAACTATTTCTGAAATTTCTAAATTATATAACTTAACAGAAGGTGCAACTAGACTTAGAATAAAAAGATTAGGCATTGAATATGAAAAGAAAAATATATCTTTAGTTGATAGAAATATTAGCAAAGAAGATATTGAAAATCTTATCAAAAAACATTTAACCTATAAAGAAATCGGAAATATTTATAAAGTTTCTGCTAATACTATACAAAATTTAGTAAAACTTTATAAAATTAATAGACCTAAGAGAGGGAATGAATTTATTGTAGAACGGATAGATTCATTTGAATATGTAGATAATGTGATAACTAATGAGTCAATTGATAATAAATTTTTACCAGTTCCAATAGAATTATCAGAAAATTATAAGATAGTATTAACAATAAAAGAAGGAAATAAGTTAGTTAAATTATTTTATGTTCCTGAACTAGGAATTTGGTATAATAATTTTTCAAAATTAAAACACTCTATTGAAAATAGATTAGGGATTAATTTTCTAGAATGGGAGTGTAGATGGATTTTAAAACTGCCAATAAGTAAATTATATACTGAATATTGGATAGATAAGAAAATAGAGTACTATTATTCAGATAAGTATTTTCATACTACTGAATACATAAAGAATAGATTAAGAGAAGATCCTAATTATGTTTGTGATTTTCTCATGATAAAAAGTGATTTAATTGAACAGTTTAATTTATCAAGGGAATATTCAGAATATAAATATGAATATGATTTTACGAATACATGTGAATTTATTAAAAATAAAACTAGTAAGTTTTCTGTATTTGTAAATGAAATAAATCCTTTTACTGGAGATACAATAGGAAATTGGGAAACTAATTTTTTACATTTTATTGTAGAAAAGAAAGATAATTTTATATTAGGAGCTTATAAAAGAGCTATTAAACATAAAAAGACAGATAGTCAATTTTTGGTAGAAGCAAGAAAAGTACATGGAGATAGATATACATATTTAGATGATTATATCAATTACGTAACTCCAATAACTATTTTAGATAATTGTACTGGAGATGTATTTAAAATGTCCCCAGTAGATCATATACATAGAAAAATGGGAAATCCTATAATCAATAAATCTACTGGAGAATTATTAATTATAACCTGGTTAAAAAATTTTCAAATAAGTTATTTAGATGAAGTAGTTGTAAATAATATTAGAAAAGATAAAACTAAATCTGTTCGAATAGATTTCTCTATAGTAGTAAATAATCAAACTTACTGGATTGAATATCACGGAGAACAACACTACAATAAATTTAAAAATTTTTATAATTGGGTAGAAGATGATTTTATCAAACAGTTTCAACGAGATACAGACGTTAGAGATTATTGTAAAAATAGTAATGGAGATATTATTCTTTTAGAAGTTCCGTATATATTAAATACATATGAAAAAGTATCTGATTTTTTAAATAAAACAATAAAATATGGAATAGATCCAAATACATTAATAGATTATAAAAGTTTATATAAAATATAAATAAAAAAAATTAATTATGCGCTGTAGAGTTAAATTATTTTCAACAAGCAGCCAAATTTTAGCAAGTGATGGGAGTCATATTCCAGCACAAGTTCTTCAAGATTATCTCAATAGTGATGCTTATAAAAGCTCTATTGAATCGAAGAATATGTTGGGAGGTTTAACTCACAGAGCAAGAAATTTGGCTAATGCAAAAAACTCAGGAACAGCATTATCTAAGACTGTGGGTAAAGATGATATGATGTTACTTTGTACAGAGGCTGCTGCTCCTGTATTTTATGTAACAAAATTAGAGCTTATGCCTGATTCTTGGTGTTATGCTGAAATAGAGTTATTTGATGAAGCCTTAGCAGATGATGAGGCTGCACAAAACATAAAAAGATTAAAGTACTTATTAAAGGCCGGAGTTCGTCCTGGAGTAAGTGCAGTTATCCTTAAACAATATCTGAGGCATGAATTCAAAGTTAATTCATGAAAATGTTTTTAATTGCTGGAAAAATAATAAATTAAATCAGCAAAAACTATTAATAAAAATAGTTTCTCAACGACTAGAGTAAACACTAAGAAATTTTCTTAGATAATATAGTCTACAATTAATTATAAATTAGTTAAATAATTGGGATATTGGGATTCATCTACTTCTGGAGTAGATACATTACGTAAATTAGTAAGTATCAAGGGATTAGATGTTACTTTGAACCCTTCTTGGAAACAAGCTCAAGTAGTACAGACTTGGGATGATGAAGGAAATCTAATATCTGATGGGGAAGAAAAAAACTTTTCGGATATAGAATATACTCCAAAGGATTTTGAATTTAAAGGACTTAAAGTAAAAGCTTTCTCTGATTTAAATTCTCTTGGATGTGGAGATATGTTAAAATCATCCAAGATTGATGGAAAATTTACAAAGTTAAAAGCAAAAGTTTTCTCCGCAGATGGAATGGTAGAAGAAGTTTTAGAATCCGTTAGTAAGATGCCAAAAGAACCTGTTCAAAAAGATTTCTCAGTAATTGCATTAAGAGATAGAATTCGTGAATCAAAGTATTCAACTCGTCAAAGATTTCGTGTATTGATTCTATCTTACAAACAACTTCTAAAACAGCAAGGCGGCCCAGAGAAAATAGATCCAGAAACACTTAAAATCATGAAGTCTTTGTTTACTACAGATCTTTTGGATATTATGAAGTCGATTACACCAGAAATCATGAATGGAAAAAATCCAGGAACATTACTTGGTGCTTCTAGTTTAGGTAAGAATGTACGTAAATAATATGCGTTTTTTATATGAATTGCTGGAAATATCTAAATGAGATAAATCAGCATCAAATCATACTTAGATAAATCTAAAGAAGTGATTTGTTCAACGACTATGTATATAAACTGTCAAAATAGACAGAAGATATAGTCTAAATTATAAATAAATTTTATAAATACATTGATAAGTGTACAAAAATTGTTCTTACCATATAAGATGGCTATGTCTGAGGTATCTAAAACTAATGCAATATCTAAGGCAAGATATCAAAAAATTCAAGCTGCTTATTCTGACTTTGTTAATGCAATGTTAGAGGAAATATTCGCGCCGAAGAATGGTACGAAGAAAGAAGAGCCAGTAGAAGAAGAAAACCCTGAAGAAAACAGTTAAAAAGATTATGAAAGTAGAAAGACGTAAATTATTCTCTTCTTCGATTTCTCCACGGCGCAAGTTATTTTCAGGTGGAGTAACTCAGGCAGAATATAAGAAAATTCAGTGTAGAGATTGTGGTTATATTATGGATACTTTAGCCACTACAACTAACTTCTTATGTCCTAAATGTGGAGCTGTAAATAGATTTAATGTTTTAGAAGTTACACCAAGTCCTGAAAATACTCCTGAAGCTGTACAAGTCGAAGTATCAAAAATTGAAGAAGTAGAAAAAGGATTCTCAAGACGTTCGTTATTCGGCGGAGATAATAATGCCGCTGTACAAAAAGAATTTTCAGAACCGTCGAACGAATTTGAGGTAAAATTAAAAGAATTTTCTGGCAAAACTTTAAATGAATCAGAAGTTGTTAAGGCATTTGGTATTTCCGCCGAAGATTTAGTTGAAAAAGGTTTTGCTAGTATTGATGAAGATAATAAAGTTACTATTCCTGAAACTGCATTCTTACAATCTAAATTATTCTCTAAGTTAATCGTATCAGTGACTAAGATTTTGGATTTAGACCCAATAGAAGGACCTAAGGAAGACATAATTAATATGTTAGAATCTAAAGGATCTTTAGGACCGAAAGGTATAATGCTAATTAAAAAAGCTCATTCTCTTCCACTTGAAGAAATGAAAGAAGTTGAGTTTTCTAGCACTGAAGAAGTAGAAGATTGGATTGAAGACTCTGGAATTATTGGAGACTTAAAGATAGAATTTGGTAATTCTGCAATGGGAATCAAAGAATTTACAAAAATCCTAGAAGAGAGATATGATGATGCTCCAGATAATATAATAGATATATTAATTGATCGTGGAGTAATCAAAATTCAAGGAAATCAAGTTGATATAATGAAATAAAATATTTATAAAACTCAGTATGAAAAATACAAGATTTATGGAAGTCCTATTCTCAGCTGTAGAGGATAAGGATGAAGAATTAGCAAAGCAAGTAGCCAAAGATATTGAAGATGCTAAGGCTAATGGCTCTGTTGATACTGAAGAAGTAAAATATGAAAATATCGGTGACGGTAAAGTTTCAGTAACAGACAAAGAAAATGGCGAAGTTACTATCGTTGAAAAGGCTTCCGATGAGGACGATACTTATGATATGTATCCAGCTGAACAATCTGAACAAATCGAGGGATATCTTCATCCGGAAGGGGATGGAGTAACTCCGGGTAATCAGGTAGGTGCAGTTGACGAGGAAGTTGAAAGTCATATGGATGGTAGTGCTGTTATTGCACCGAATCTTCCTGATGGTGGTTTAAATCCAGCAGCTGGTCATGAAGAAAGTGTAGAAATTACTGCACAAGAAGGTCCTGAAGCTGTAGAAGAATACGAAGAAAAAGAATTCTCTGTAAGTACTGATAATAGCGTAGTTCTTAGAATTTTCTCAGATCAAGAATTTTGTGAAAGATTATTCTCAGAAGTTATTGAATCAGAAGAAACAGCTAAAGTAGGTGATCTTAAAGTAGAGAAAACTGGTGAAAATGAAGTAGTTGTTACATCAGAATCTACAGGTGATCAAGCAAAGGTAGAGTTTAATGGTGAAGATATGGATGTTACTGAGCTAGAATCTAAGAATTTTAGTGAAGCAGAACAGTTTGATCCGTTGTTTGTAGTAGGAGTAGATCCAGTAAATCATGTTATTGTAGATGCTCCAGAGTATGACGAAGCATCAGCTCAAGAATTAGTTCAGAGTTTAACAGAAAAAGGAGTAGCAGGAGTTAGAATTTTTGATAACCCCGAAGACGCTCGTGAATATGCTATCGATCTCTTGAATGGTCTTGGTGTAGTTGAAGATGAACAACTTGGAGAACCTGAACAAGCAGAATTTTCAGATCATACTATTTACTTAACTGAATTCCAAGCTGATAATACAGACTTTATGTGTCGTTTCTTCTCTGAATCTGTAGATAGTATTAGTGCAACTCAGGATGCTATTGAAGATGCTATTGAAAATGGTGATGAGATTGAAACAGATTCTGAAGTTATTACACCTATCGATTCTAAGACTGCAGTTATACAGGATAAAAATAAAGATGAATTTACTAAAGTTAGTTTAGAAGGTGAAGAAATGGAGCTTGAAAAGATAAGCGAAGATCAAGCAGAAGAGTTGACAGATCATATCGTTGTTTCTGAAGAAGAGGAAGACGAAGATGAGGAAGAAGAAAAAGAATTCTCTGATGTTTGGTGTGACGAAGCAGAAACTAAATTTTTCTCAGAAAATGAAGAACTTACTCAGTATATGATTCGTTTGTTCTCTGAAGAAGCTGATTCTGCTGAAATTGAAAGCGCAATCCAAACTGGCGAACAAGTAGAAACAGATAAAGAAATTATTACGCCTATCGATTCTAAGACTGCAGTTATACAGGATAAAGAAAATGGCGAATTTACTAAAGCTGAGATGGATGAAGAAGTTCTTGATGTTAATCCTATCTCAGAAGCAGAAGCCGATAATCTAACAAACAGTATTGCAGTAGAAGATAAAGTTGAAAATCATGAAGAAAAAGAATTTTCTGAAGATATCTACTGTAATGAGGCAGAAACTAAATTCTTCTCTGAAGGTGAGGAATTTACTGAATATATGGTTCGTCTATTCTCTGAAGAAGATGGTCATTGTCCAGTAGAAAAAGCTATTGAAACTGGTAAGAAAGTAGAAACAGATAAAGAAATCATTACTCCAATTTCAGCTACAGAAGCAATTATAGAAGATAAGGAAAATGGTGAATTTACTAAGGCTACTATGAGTGAAGATGATATTGAATGTCATCCATTATCAGAAGAAGAAGCTGACAAACTTGAAGAACATTCTATTGATAAAGAAGAAAAGAAATTCTCAGGAGATTATGAAGATCCTATTCTTAATAAATTCTTCTCAGATGTTGTAGGTGCAGTTCCTGTTCCTGCTGGAGAAGTAGATCCTAATACTCCTGTAATTCCTTTAGCTGATCCTAATGCTGTAGCTCCTCAGGAAGTAGCAGTTCCGGCAGGTGTTGCTCCTGCACAAGGTGGTGCTACTAGTGTTGAAGCTATTGAAGATAAAGCACTTCAGGCAGTTCAAAGTATCCAAGCAGTAGCAGAAGAAGCAGCTCAGCAAATTATGGAAGCAAAACAAGCTCCTGCACAGGCTCAAGAACAAGATCTTCAGGAAGCTCAGTTCTCAGAAAAGAAATTCAGTGATACAAATGATACTCTAGTATCATGGTTGACTGGAAATAGTTTTCGTAAGTAATTAAATATAAATAGATAGGTTTATGGTTATCCTCAAAAACCATTTTACATAAACTAAAAATAATAAAAACATTATATACATTATGAATACACAGTATTTGCAAATGATGCAGACTCCTTCAATGATGGAGGCTCTTATTAATAGCTCAGTATCAGCAGAAGATGCTAACCTTCGTTCTCGTGAATATGCTAAGATGTTCTCTCGTAACGATGAAATGAAAGATTTGTTTGGTCTAGGTAATGCAGGTAATTTGCTGCAGAAGACTTTCTCTGGTTATGCAGAAACTCCGTTGCTGTCTACTCAGTATTTCAATGCTTCTGTAGCTTCTTATATAAGCTCATTCGCAGGTTATATGTCTATCGAACGTGACTTTGATCAGCCTAATGGTTTGTTCTATTGGTTCGACGTTTTGGGTGTAACTGATATGCGTTCTGTTATTCCTAACTTAGGTCCGGATAACTATCAGGATATTCAAGCTATGGGTAACTTTACTTTGAATATTACTCCGACTACTAATGCTGACTACTCTTCTTTGATTGGTCGTAAGATTATCCCTGGTACAGTACGTGTTAAGATTGCTACTGCAACTGAAAAATTCGAATTGATCGATAATGGTCAGGGTGCTTTCATGGCTGTTGCTGGTAAGATTTCTAACGGTACTATCAACTATTTGAATGGTCGTGTAGAATTTACTTTGGCTACTGCTTTGGCTGGTGATGCTGCTACAGAAACTATCACTATTGTAGGTAAGGAAGATGTTACTGGTACTCCTTGTAATACTATTGGTGCTTCTAATGCACATGCTAATGATAAGAGATTTATCGCTAAGATGCAACAGCTTGGTTTGGCTACTGTACCTGATATGTTGGTAGCTGAATATAACATTGCTGCTTTAGGTGCTATGAAGAAAGCAACTGGTTCTGATATGGCTACTTTCTTGTTCACTAAGCTTCGTGAATTGTATACTAAGGTAATTAACTATAAATTGGTTTCTACTTTGGAAGAAGGTTATAATGGTAACGTTATGGCTGACTTGGATTTGACTCAGGGTGCTATGACTGGTCAGTTCATGGATTATCGTTCTAGAGTTGACTTGTTCGATGCTTACTTGATTAATGTTGAAAGTGCATTGGCAACTAAAGCTGTTAAGGGTGTTGATGTTACTGCCTATGTAGCTGGTAATATGGCATCTAATCAATTCCAGAAGGGTGGAATGATTGGTAAATGGGAACGTAATACTAAGATGACTTATATCAATGACCTGTTGGGTTGGTATAATGGTATTCCTGTACTTCGTTCTACTGATATTGCTGAAGCTCCGGGTGAAGGTACTTTCTATGCAATTCACAAAACAAAAGATGGTCAGATGGCTCCGCTTGCACGTGGTATCTATATGCCTTTGACTGATACTCCGACTATTGGTAACTACAATAACCCAACTCAGATGGCTTCTGGTATCTACTATCAGGAAGGTACTAAGTATATGGCTCCTGAATTGGTACAGAAGGTTACTTTCAAATTCGGTATCTAATTAAACCATAAAAAATCATTTGGATCGTTAAACTCTCAGATCCCTAAAGAATAAAATGATTTTAAACAAAGAGAGGGATTCCCTAGGTCTTATAGACTTAAGGTTCCTTCTCTTTTTAATTTTTACAATTATGGCAAGTACATTTAGATTAAAGAGAAAATTATATTCTGATGATAAAGGCGGAATGAGTACTGGGAAAAAATTAGCTTTAGGTGGCCTCGCAGCAGGTGCAGCCATTCTTGGGGCTAAAAAAGGTGCATTTGGTGCTAACATAATGGCTAAAACTAATACTGGACTAATGAAAGCTGGTAAAGCTGTTGGAGGAAAAGTTGGAGATAGAATGATGATGTCTGGAGCTAAGGATTTTGGAGTTGCACGAGCTAAACAAATTGATAATGCACTTTTAAAGAAAACAGGATCTCAGATGACAAAACAAGCTTTTAATGCAAAAGCTGATCAAAAAGGTATGCAGGAACTTGGAAAAATTATGAAATAATTATGGCAACTTATAAGCTTAAAAGAAAAAATTTTGGATTATTTTCTCCATTCGCCAAAACAGCAGCAAATTGGAATGCAGCAAAAGGAGCTTTTAAAGCAGGAGAAAATGCCAAAGGTTTTAAGAATTTAGCTTCTACTATGGGAAGAGGTTCTATTGGACTAGGTAAAGGGTTAGGTGTTGCTGCTGCTGGTACTGCTGCATTAGGTGCTGGTACATTCTTAGCAGCAGAAAATAAAGCTAATAGTTAAAGAAGAAGTTAATCCCTGAAAATTAATTTTAAAATATTAAAATAAGTTTTATGAGTGATGTAATTTACAGAGGTCTTAAACTCTCTTCTAATAAATGTAGGTATTTTCAAGTAAAAGAAGGACAAATAAGCTCTATAGTAGAGGATACTTCAAGATCTACTCTCACTCTAACTTATTCTCCAGGAAGTACTTCTGGAAGTTTATCAGATCTTTTAGGAATACCATGTACTGAGAAAAGAATTGACATGCTCCCTACAGGACTTCCTAAATTATTTAAAAATACTTATGTTACATTAAATGGACTTAAGTTAAGAAAATTAACTTATGATCCACATACTATTAATATAGTTATTGTAAATGACTCAGAATCCAGAGTTATCCAAAACTATAATTATACAACAATAGTAGTTTCGGAAGGAGATTATAAAAATCCTGAGTTTATAAATTTCTTATTTTATTCTGGAAATCTTATATATCTTCAACCTATTGGACCTAGACCAAGCTGTTATGAGATAAGAAATTTTCCTAAAATTATAATTAGTTCAGATGATGTTACACTTGAATCTGAATCTGAAACAATATTTACATTAAGAAGGAAATATAATGATTATGTTATAAGGGCTGTAGATTATCAAGATCAATTTATTCTAGAATTACGTAAAATTTTAGATGATTATGGTTTAGAGTTAGTTAGAATTAATAAAGAAACTACATTAACTAAAACATCACATGTTGTTTATCAATTTCTTCAGACTCCAGTGAAAGATAATCATCCTAAGTATTCTGATGATAAAGTAATGCAGCATAAAATACCAGTTGAATTTTATCTAAGAAGTACTGATATGCCATTATTCTTTGACTTTAAAAATAGATATATGAATGTCACATTACTTACTAATTTCTGTGAATTCAAAACATCAGATAGATATGGACAAAGATGGACAGCTGCAATAAAATGGGGAGGAATAACTGAAGACTTTAACCAGACATATCAACAAGATGATAATTCAAATTTCTCTTATCAATGTCAATTCAGATGTGAACTATTTTTCTATGAAGTAATTGATGATAGATATAAATTCCTAGAAGAGATAGTTCAGAATATAGAGTTTGAACGAAATAATCCAGATTATCATTATGAAGTTCCGGTTGATACTGAAACAACAATTATAAACAAAGGGTTATGATAAATTTTAGAAAGAAGAAATACCTTATCCAAAATTTAATGCCGGACGCTATTGAATATTTAAAGAAACAAGGATTACGGCCTAATATTATAACTCCAGAGCAAGCAGATAGCGTTAGTAGAGTTAATTCTAAGGCTATGGTTTTAGTTTCATTTATAAAAAATGAGTCTGGATATTATCAAATTCAAGTACAGGATAAGGAATTATACAATTATACTCAAAAATTAATCAAAGATATTTTTAGAATGAGAATAACTGATATCAATAAAGAAACTAGAGTAATCACAGCAGAAACTGATCACTTAGGAATAGCTTTTGATATTATAGAAATTCTCGCTACAAAATATAATTTATCAGTTGTAGCATGATTAAATTTAGACAGAAAGAATTTACAGAATATGATGCAATGAGAAGTCTTTATGTAAAACTTATGCGATATTCTGATAGAAATAAATTCGGAGTAATAGATACTAGTGCATTAATTCCTGTTCTTAGAGGAAATAATGTAGTAATCGAAAGATTTGTAATTAGTACTTCTATGTTTGGAAAAGATAAATATAGAATGTATCTAAAAATTGGTGCCAAAGCAAAGTTACCAGATGAGGTTAGACTTCCAGGTAAAACATATGATAAACGTCTTGGAAATATGCAATTAAACGTAAGTCATTCTATATTTGCGCCAAAAGATAGTGATCCAAATTGGAATAATAACAATAATGGAGGAAATAATAATACTTCTTTAGGAGACACTTCTGGACCTAGGAATGATAATCCTGAAGAAAGAAGAGGTGGAAAAAAGAAAGAAAAGAAGTATTCGGAATTTCCAGGATCAATTTTAGAGCAAAGAGAATTTAAGAGTAAAGGCGGTGATAAACAATATCCCTATCTATCTGGTTCATTCTCTCCTTCCTTTGATCTATCTTATGAAGTTTCTGAATTGCTTGGAGAGGCTATCAAATATGATAAAAAATCAAGATCATTGGTCTTAGAATTCAAATCTATCGAAGATGCTATTAATGCATTGAATATATTACCCTTCGGATTAGGTTATAAAATATATTTACTTAATGCATGATGATTGTAAAGAGATTTTCTCAAACCAAGATATTAAATACTAATAACCCAGCTCTTGGTTTCACTAAAGGGAGAAAATATGATACAGATATGGATAGACTGGGTAGAATGAATACTTCTCAACGTGAATTAGCTGGAATCGGTAATTTAGGAAAAGAAATGAGAAAATTAAATCAAGAATTAAATCGTGGAGGAAGAGGTAAATGGCAAGATACAGATTAAAAAGAAAATGTTACAATGCACTAACTGAAGCTGCCGGAAATACACTTGGAGGAGTTACAGAAGGAGTTGGTAAAGCTCTTGATAATAAAGTAGCCGGAATCGCTGGTGGTGTTTTAGGAGCTACTAAATTAGGAGGAACTATTGGAACAATGATAGGGGGACCATTTGGAAGTATTTTAGGTATGGGAGCTGGTTATCTCTTAGGTTCTGCAGCTACTAGAGGTCTTGGAAAAGGTCTTAAAACTGCCGGTCAAGATATGCAGACTTAATTATAGGAGGATTTAGATTATGATTAAGTTTAGACAAAAAGAATTTTTTTGGGGAATGGCTTTAAATGCTGCAGGGGCTATTGGTACAGGTCTTTCTCTAAAACAGGGTTCAGATCAAATGAAACAAGCTGAGGAACAAGCAGCACAGGCAGAAGAGCAGAATAGAAGAATGACCAAAGCTTTAAATAAAATTGCTGAAAATGCAGAGAATAATCCACAAGCAGCACAACAAGCAGCAGATGTAATGGGACAAAAACAATTTGCTCAGATAAATTTTGCAAAACTTACGGCAACTCTTAAAAATAATAAAACTTTAGGAAATGCTAAAGGTCTCGCTAAAGATGTTGGTAAAATTGCATGGAAAGAAAAAAATAAGCTGATTGGTGGAACTATGATGGGAGCTACAATGGCAGGAGCTTCATATCTTACTGATAAAGCAATTCAAAAAGATATGAAGAAAAATGGAATGCCTCTTGAAAAAACCTACTCTGCTGGATCTATAATGAAAGCAGTAAAAGGTACTGGAAAGGTTTTAGGAGAAGCTGCAAAAAAGAATAAAGGAACTTTGATAACAATGGCTGCTCTAGGTTCTGCTCCCATGGCTCTCGGATACTCTGCTGAAAAAGCTCAATATAAAGATCAAATGGCATCAACTCAGAGAAACTATGCAGTTCCTGGAACAATGGCAGTTAAAAGATTACTTACTGGCGCTTCTAAATCTGTAAGAAATTCACAGATATTTAAAACTCCTGGACAAACAATTTTAGGTGGACTTTCTAATTTATCTGGCGGAGGTGGTCGAAAAGGTGTATACAAATTCGGTCATCAGTTAAATAGATATGGAAAACACTCAGGTTCAGTATGGTCTCAAAAAGCAGGTAAATTCATTATGGATAACCCCAAAACAGCCTTAGCAGGTAGTATTCCAGTCGGTGCTGCAGTTTTAGGAGCAACATGGGGAACTGGAGAGAAGATAGTAAATAAAACAGCTCGGGCTCTAGATAAAGATGCTTTCAAATATCAAGATTCTAAAAATCAAGAAATACAATGATTATAAAAAGAAAATTATTCACTAAATACGACGATACTGATAATCTTAAGAGAATGAAAGATTCAGATATTCTTGCTGAAAAACCAAAACAAGCTCCTGGATATGGTTCTGTAGCTGGTGCTGCTCTTGGTGGTGCTGCTCTTGGTGGAACAGTTGGTGCTGTTGCTGGAGCTTTCGGAAAGAATAAGGCAGGTCGTAGTTTACTCGGAAGAATGGGTAAAGGTGGAAAAACTGGATTAGTTGTTGGTGGTCTTCTAGCAGGTGGAATGGCTCTTCGAAATAGAAATAAACAGGCTGAAAATAATGAATGGTATAATAAAAGACTTAATTATGCTCAAAGACAGGCTAGACGAAGAGAAAAACAAGATTGGAAGACGAATATGACTCAAAGAGATGGTTATTCCTATTAAAACTAATAAAAATTATGGCAAAATTTAAACCAAAGAAAATAATCAGAGATGTAAAGGAGTTTTATAAAAATAATCCTACGGCAAAAATTACTACTGCCACTGCTGGATTTTCTGGAACTAATCTTGCTATTAATGCTACTAGAAAAAATTCTGATAAAAAATATCAAGAAGAACAACTAGAAGCAATGGATAAATTAACTAAAGCACTTGGAGGAGTTAATAAAACTTTAAAAGAGGTAGAAGTAAAAGAACCTAAAAAGACAACCTCTTATAAATTTAAAAAAATCTTTTCCGAGAAAAATGATAATAATATGATTACATTTAGAAGAAAAGACTTTAGTATATTATCTGATACTGTTAAAGGAGCTATAATTGGTGGAAACGTAGCTACTCTAAGTTTACCATTATCCGGAAAAGATGCTAAAAATATTAAATATGAAGGAAGTAACCCTACTTTCCGAAAATTAAATACTCTAAGTCCATTTGCTAAACGACTTGGAGTAGTAGCCGCCGGAACATTAGTCGGAGCAGCTCTTGGAGCCTTAGTTGGTACTATAAAAAAAGGTGATGAGGCTATTTCCAGAAAGTTAACAGTTGACAATAGATTAATGGATAGAGTAGTAGAGGATCTTAAGAAAACAGGTTTTAAAGAAGGCTCCGATTTTACAAGAGATCCTAAAACGGCGGATTCTCTTAAATCAGCAATAAGTGTAGCTATAACAAGAAATTCTGGTGAACTTAGACTTCTAGTAAATACAATAGCAGATAATAAACTAAAAGATATAACAAAAAACATAATACGAAATCTACCAAACTCAAGTGCAGTAACAGAAGAAAGTAAAAGTAGATATAATGAGATTTCTATAACTACTATATCTGATGGAACCGCTGATGTTGGTTTAATAGCTGGAATATGTGAAAAATTTATAAGAAATAAATATCCAGTATATCTCGTAGAAGTTGGTTAAATAAAACAATTAATTATTATATTTAAATTATGGCACAATGGACTGAAACTCTCGAACCGTATGTAAAAGTTATAGAGAGAGTACATACCGCAGCTCTTAATCCTACTGCAGGTGAAAGTTTAATTATCGGAGTGACTTTAATTTCTGATGCAGGCCCAGCAGTTCCTACATTGATTTCTAGTCAATCTGAATTCTTAAAAACTTATGCTTCAGGAGACTTAACAGAAGATTATATGGCATCCTTAAATAATCTTTATCATGATGCTAATAATACAGGAGATAAAAATGTAGCTGCAACAATGTGGATGAATGCTTATAGATTAGCAGGCTCTAATGTTATGCTGGTTTGTAGAGCATCTAAAGCTAACGATATCTACTACGCTAAACCCATGACTAAAACTGATTATAGTACATATATCCTTAGAGATGGTGCTTTAATGAAGGGATTTAGAGATGCTGATAAAGGTGTCGTTAAATTTGTTCTTGATATTGATGGAGATGATGCAGAACATGATCAAGATGGATGGTCAATTAATTTGAATGGAGTAGGTATTCTTGGTAATCGTACAACTGATGATGGTCCTCAGTATGACTACTATGTAAGAACTCTTCCTGACTTAGTAAATCAGATGAATGAAACTAATAAATTCTTCTCTCCATCTTATAAATTCTTCACAGATCCTAATAATATCGTTCCTGAAAATGAAACGACTGATCCTGATAAAGCAAAGGCAGTTGTATTCTATGAACTTTACCTAGGACAGGATATGCTAGATACTTCAGATTCTAGATGTCCACTAGGAAAGCAGTATATCGTAATTTGTGAACCTGATTGGACTAGTGATAATCCTAATCAAAAACTTATAGATATTAATGCTTCTGCTTGGTCTGGTTTCGAAGAACAAAAATATTATGCAGTTAATCAATATAACTCTAATACTGATCTGAGAGTTAGAATTAGACGTTTTAATCATGATGCAGTAGTTACCAAAGAATTAACTAACCCTGCTTTGAATGAAAACTCTGATTCTCCTTATATGGTACTATCGGCCGTTCTAGATACCTATACCAAGAAAGGAACAGTAGAACCGTCAGAAAGTATCCTACAGCGAGATTTTTATGAAGTCGCTGTTCTTGATCCTAATATTTCTGACGAAGTGCAGTTCTTTAATATAGGTAAAGTAACCGGCCGTGGAGATATGGAAGTATCAGAACTCAATGAACTTCTAAGTATGATTCAACTTCAACTCCCTGACGACATGAGAGAGCTTGGATTGAACTACTATGGATACGGAGCTGATGATAAAGTATGGGTAGAACTTGATCCTAATGACCCAAATGCAGGTTCTTATAAACAAACAGTTTCTTCAATGACTGATCTTTACAACTCAAAAGGTATGTCAGTTGGAGATGTTTACCGAGTTGGATCTGGAAGTTCATATAAGTACTATGAATATCAAGAAAATGGTGGAGATCAAGTTTATGCAAAATTAGGCGTAGATCCAACTGAAACAGATATTCTTGATGTATCTGAATCGGATCTTAAGAAAGCACTTGACGAAATCAACATTCAGGAAATCTATGTGGTTGAAGGATTATGTGACCTTGGAAATACATCACTAAGTTTCCAGAATTACTTGGCTAATATGGCTATCAATTCTAACTATTTCTATCCAGTATCAACAGTTCAGAGCACAAATTATATGACTATCGCTAATAATGCAACTAAAATAGCACAAGATTCATATAAACTCTATCTGTCTGCACCTTGGGATATCGACTCCGGTACATTTGGATGGAAATATTATTGCTCACCTGCTGTTGTTTACTGGGAAGCTGTAGCTAGAAACCGTAGAAATAATGCAGAATTTGCTCCTGTACTTGGACAAACTAATGGTATTGTTCAGTATCAGAGACCTATGACAGAGTTTAATAAAAAAACTCGTCAACTTCTATTATCTAAACGAGTAAATACTGTACTCTGGAATTATCAAACTAATGCTTGGAACATGAATGATAAACAAAATTGTCCAATTTATTGAAATTGAATTTTTATGAACTGCTGGGATTTATATAAAAAATAAAAATCAGCAAAAAGGATTACTAATATAAATCCTTTCTCAACGACTAAGTATAAAAGATAAATAAATTTTATTATTTTTCAAGATATAGTCTAGCGAAATTACCAAATAATTTTCTAAAACGAATTATACTAAGCAAAGTGTGGATAATATTGTTTCAGATGAAGGTAACTCTCGTTTAGCTATTCGTATCTCAAAAGCTATGCCTATATTACTTAAGCAATATATAGGTTGGAGAATTGCACCAAAACTCTGGGAAAGTGCGATTGGAACTATCGATTACTGGTTTAAATCAACTATTCTCCCAATGTCTTATAATATCGATGATTACCGTATTATCATCGATGAGACAAATAACCCTGTTCAAATTCAGCGTAAATAATTGCGCCTTGGATTTTTATATTACCAAGAAAAATAAGAGAATTGCTGGAAGATAATAAAATAAATCAGCAAAGAAAGTTTACAAAAATTTTCTCTCAACGACTATGTACTTATTAAAATGATATAGTCTGATCTTAAATATTAATCTTATATTTAAGTTTAACAATAATGCAGAATAAAATGGTGGTTAACGTTTTGGTTAGATACCAGAGAGCTTTGAAATATGTCATCGTAAAGTATATGCGATTATTATACCAATTGCTGGAACTTAATAAATCCAAAGAATCAGCAAAAATAGATATAATTCTATTTCTCAACGACTAGATGTATAATTAAAATTTCATGAAGATTTTAAAAGATATAGTCTGAACATGAGTAGATAATACTTAGCAAACATATTGATATCACGACATTTTCGACGTTGGTATGCAACTTGCAGTCTCAGAGTACGAAGATACTAGAGGAGCAGCCCTTGAATAATAAATAACATGATAGTATGCTGGAGAGATCTGGCATACTATCCTTTATAAATAATAGAATATGCAAAAATTTACAAAAGATGAAATAATATATAATATTATTTCAAAATTAACTAAAGATATTGAATTCCTAGGATTAGAAAACTATTCAAAAGATATATCTACAAAAAAATTAAAAATTATTTTAAGATGTAAATTACATAATATAAGTAAAATTATAAAATATTCTAGTTTTATATTAAATGGATGGCATTGTCCTGAATGTTCAAAAATAAAAAGAACACTTCCAGAAAATATAGCAATAGAAAGAATACAAAAATCCATATTAAAGAAAAATAATGAAGGGAGTAATATATCTTTTTTAGGATTTGTAAATTTTTGGAAAGGCTCATCAACAAAATTGATTTTAAAATGTAATATTCATAATATTATTTGGAAAACAACGACCTATAATGGATTTATTTCGAATAATTTAATTGGTTGTCCTGAATGTTCAAAAGAAAGAAAAAAAAGAAAATTAACTAATTTAGAAGCAGAAAATAATATAATCGAATTTCATAAATCATCTTCTACAAATGAATCGTCAATATTTTGTAATATTCATAATAGCTACACAGGTTATAATTCTCCAGTTGAATTAGTTTGTTATAAACATGGAAAATTTTCATGTTATTATAGTTATTTAATGACTGATAAAAGTAGAAATATTATACTATGTCCTAAATGTAGAGAATTATTTGAACGTGAACAGGAAAAGAAAAGATATCATAACTTAATAATAGATAGAGTAAATCATTTAAATAAAAAATATAATATATCTTTAGAATTTTTAGGATTTAAAGAAGAATTTAATTATCAAAATACATATCTAATACTAAAATGTAATATTCATAATCATATTTGGGATACTACTAGACTAGGTATATTTTTAAAACATGAAGGAAAATACTGTATATATTGTTCAAAAACTAGTAGTATTTCGTTTATGGAAAATTCTTTATACTCTATTTTAAATAGTTATTATTTAAACATAATTCGTCAATATAAATTAATAATAAATAATAGAATATTTTATTTAGATTTTTACATACCAAAATTAAATGTAATAATAGAGTATGATGGAAAACAACATTATGAATTTACTTCTTTCTTTCAACCCACATATCAAAATTTCGTAAATCAAGTTAACCGAGATAGATGTTTAGAACAATATTGCAAAGAAAATAATATAAAACTTCTTCGAATTTCTTATAAAGACAATAATAGAATCCCTGAAATCATAAAGATATTTTTCGAAGAAGGAAAAGATATAACAACAAAAGTAGAACCTAAATTATTACCAGTATTATATCATGGATAAAACATTATTAATAGATCTTAAAAAGAAGTTATTTATCAGGAGTGCTCTTATAAGTTTGACGTCTCTTGATGAAATTTTAGCCTTGAACGATTTTTTGAGTCCAGATGAGATATTACTGGAGATAATTAAGGAGTCGTTAAGAGAATTTGAACATACCTTGCCATTGATTCTGGAGATGAAAATGAACCGTTCTCAGATGTGTAGTTGTGAGAACATGGGACTTGAAGGGTATTGTGAGATTAAGAGTAATTTTACATTATTTCTTGATTGTAAAATATCGGAAGATCAGATTATATTAATTCCAAACTCTATTCCTATGTACAGGGTGGGGTCTATATCTTATCCAGCTCCAGGAAACTATACTTACTTCACAGATTATAGACGTCCTTATGTTTTTATGATGGATATGCCCAGTTACGATCAATTCTATATTAGAGGAATATGTAGTCGACCAATAATTCCTGACTTTCTTCCTGATAAAACGTTTAATCCAGGATCATCTAAAGCAGCTATTTATTGGCTGAATGTAGAAGAAGGGTCGAGAGGTACATTTTTTATGGATCTCTGTATGACTCATTTACTAGACTATATTAGGAACCTAAAGGCTTCATTAATGTTACCTAATGTTGGTTTGGAAGTTCTTAATAATATCGATGCTGCATATCAAGAGCTTAGATCTAGGTGTGATAATTATATACTCCAATCTGGATGGTATGGAGATTTACTTGTTTAATATATAAATTTATGATAATAAAAAGAAAGTTGTATTCTCTTGCAGGAACTAGAATATTAGCTGGATTTAATAAAAAAGTTCTTAGAAAGACTCCAATGGCTGCAAAAAGATCCGCCATAAAAACACAAAATAAAGTCTTAGAAGCTACAGCAAGAGGTTTAAATAAGATAGAAGGAGTAAAAATGGCGGCAAATCAAGCAGCCATTAATCCAGGAAGAGTTGTAAATACTAAAGTAATTCAACCATCTATAGAAGCACCTATAACTTCTGTAGCTATGAAAACAGTACCTATTCCTGGAACATCTGCTTTAGTTAGTGTAGTAGGAAAACCAGAGAAAACTATATGGAAAAAGATTGGAGTTGGTGATAAAATGTCTAAGGCTGCATCTAAGTATGTAGATAGTAAAGGAGGTAGAGTTGTAGAAGATGTAGTAAATAGCTCAACTAATTATTTAAAAAATCTTATGGTATGACAAAATTTAGACAAAAACAATATACAATTCCGGAGGGTCACTATACAGGTCCAAAGGATATGGATAAGGTTCCAGGAGCTATAGAAGTAATCGGAAAATCTGCCTTAGCTGGTGCTGGTATTGGAGGAGTTACAGGTAGTCTCCTAAAAGATGCTAGTATTACCAGTGGTGCTATAACTGGAGGTAAATATGGAACTATAGCAGGTGTAGTATTAAAATTCTTCTTAAACTATTTACACAATCCAATGTCATCTATTAAATTTCAAGAAGTAGATAAATTAATTCGTCGTGAGTTTGGTATTTATAGAGCTTCTGGAGTAACTATAGGAGATTCATTAGATAAAAGAGCAAAAATAGATGAGAAGTTTAGTTTTAATGATCGAAATGTAACAGCTTATAAATTAAATTTTTCAATACAAGATAATTCCATTACCATGTATACTTTTGGAATGACCTCTAAGGAATTGGAAAAGACTTCAGATAGTTTAGACTATTACTGTAAGAAGTATACAGGGATGGAATATAGTAGTTATGCAATCAATTCTAGAAATAATTCTTATTCAGTGGCTATTGTATTTACAAATTATCAAGTTATAGCCAACTTTATAATGGAACTCAGTAATACTCTTGGAGTAAAAATAAATCTTCTTGATAACAAAGCTTTAGTTGAAAATAGAATTAAGGAAGTTGAACAGAAGGATTTTTCGGTTAAGTCTTTAAATAAATATGATTTAAAGAAATTTATTGGGAAAACGGGAAAATTTCTATTTTCCGGTAAATCTGAAGATCTTATCGGTTTAATTTATAGTGCTGCAGTAACTTTTTCTAATGATCCTGATATAATTCCTACATATCGAGGAGACTTTGGAAATAAGTACTTAGAAAATAGCCTTAAAAGACTTCGTTATGTTGAAGGTCTAGATTATACTGTTGGAGAATTTGGTGGAGATATAGGTATTAATATGTCAATGATCTCTGGAATATTCGTAATAACAGTAAATAAAGAGGATACCAACGAACTTAAGAAGATTGATTCTATTTTCTGGAATCACTTAAAAACGATAGTAAATAGGGTAGATACTGGAAAAGTAGTTGTATATAACTACACAATTAAAACAAGAAATGAATTTGATTTTATCTTAAAAAAATTCATGTCAACTGATGTAAAACCTAATATATTTGAAAAATGATAGTACCTAGAATTCGATATTTTTCAGATTTACAAGCTAGAAAGATGATAACGAAATTAACAGAGAAATTGGATAAAGATCGTATCGGGAATTATGAAGTTTCTAGTAAAATTCCCAAAGATGTAATTAGTATATATCCTGATCCATCTTCAATTAAAATATATATTCCAAAAGATCTTGAATATAGTCAGTACGAAATTGATGATTTCATTAGATCTATGGCAGCTCATATTAGAACAATTACGATCCTAGAGAGAGATATATATGTAATGAAACTATCAGGATCTCTTACTTTTGAACAGATATATAAATTAATACGTGAGATAATTGATACAGAAGAATTTTGTACTATTATTGACTGTGATTAATCTTTAAACTAAATATATACTATTATGGCGGATATGATTTCAAAAAACTTAGATAAGGCAAATAGGCTTTATTCTATTGGAATGAAAAATATAAAATTACAATTAAAACTTCTTGGGACTGAATTTGTAGTACTCAGACCAAAGAGTAATTCAAAATGGAAAAATGTTTTTGGAGGTACATATTCATCAAGTAGTACATTAGAGAACGATTATGATCAATTTACTACAATATTGATATTAAATCAGAATGAACTAAGAGATGTATGGAATCGAAACAGAGATAATCTAGAAGTATATACAGATGATGGATCTCTTGAAGTAGGGGATGAATTACAATATACTCGTGGAAAATATACATTCAGATTTAAAATATCTCTTAAAATGGGTTACTCTGAAGTAGCTGAAGTATTCTATGTTTATACATTGAATAGTATTATTGAAACTTTAGATATGTAATTATGAGAGAAAGAAATATAGAAAATGAGATTCTGAAGCAAAATAAAATTCCTGGATGTGATCAACTTACTAGACCTGAGGAAGTAAAAGCTCTTAGTAAATATCTTAAAAGTATTAGAACAACTCAAGAAAATCATACTTCCCTAGAGAAAGATAATCTAGAACTCCCTGGAAGAACAACAGGGAGGATTCCAGAAATTAATTCTCTCGAAGATTATATAGAGGGATTAGATGGGGTTCGTGGTATTAAAAGTCTATATAAAGAATCATCACGAGAACCACTTTCTGATAATAGAAACTCTGACTCGGCGGAAAATCATGGGTTGTATACAGAAAAGACACGTGAAAATCTGTATGATCCTAGGAAAACGGAACTAGAGAAACATCGTGAGGATATAGTAAATAAAAAAAATATCCTTGAACCAACCCTAGAAGACCGCCGAGAAGAATTAACTGAGGAACCAAAAGAATTAAAATCTCTAGGTACAGAAAAGTTAAATCTAGAAGGAGTTAGAGATGTAAGAAATCTTTATATAAATACAAAAGAAAATCTTAAGGTTCCAGAAAAAGATCTAGAGTTAGGAAAAGAAAGAGAATCTCTTATTGATAATCACAACCTAGAATTAGATCTAACAAGAATAGACCTTGAAGGATTTAAAGATTTATCATACAAAGAACAGCTCGAAGTAGATTCTAAAAATGAATTAGATACTACTCGAATATCTTTAGAAAAAACAATTGAAACTTCTGAATTATCTAGTTATAGAGAAGATCTTAAAGAAACGCCGGAGGAATTAGATAAGTTAGAAGATCACAGAGAAAAATTAAATAGTGGAAAAGATAATCTAAAAGAACTTGAAGATACTAAAGTTAAACTCAGAAATCCAGTAGATGATGCTGAACTTTCTAAAACCAAAGTATCTTTAGAGAGAACCGTAGAAGATAAAGAGTTAGAAACTTATAGGGAAAATCTTAGGAAAACGCCGGAGGAGTTAGATGAATTAGAGAATCATAAAGAGTCTCTTAGAAGTGGGGAAGAATTAAAGAGTTTACCTGAAGATAAAATAACTCTTGGAGGTACTGTAAAGGTATTAGAAGAACTTGGAAACACTAAAATAGATTTGGAAGGTACTGTAAAGGTATTAGAAGAACTTGGAAACACTAAAATAGATTTGGAAGGTACTGAAGAATCTGAGATATCTACTTTAGAGGATTATAGAGAAAACCTAAGTGTAGAAGATAATAATTCTCTTGAAGATACTAGGGTAGATCTGAAAGGTACTGTAGAATACGAAGCTTCTGAGTTAGAAGATGCCAGAATCAACTTAACCGGAACAGAAGAATCCGAACCTAAAAGTCTCGAAGATAAAAGGATAGACCTAGAAGATACAAAGGAGTCTGAACCTAAAGCTCTAGAGAATGAAAGAATTGATCTAGAAAATACTGAAGAGTCTGAGATATCTACTTTAGAGGATTATAGAGAAAACCTAAGTGTAGAAGATAATAATTCTCTTGAAGATACTAGAATAGACTTAACTGGAACTAAAGAAGCTGAGATGTCTGAACTTGAGGATTATCTTGATGATCTAGAAAATACGAAGGATTATGAGGCTTCTGAGTTAGAGGACACTAGAATAGATTTAACCGGAACTAAAGAATTCGAACCTAAATCTTTAGAAGACGAGAGAATAAACTTAGAGGGTACTAAAGAATATGAATCAAGTTCTTTAGAAGATGAAAGGATAGATTTAAAAGGTACAGAGGAAGCTGAACCTGAAAGTCTTGAAGATTTTATAGATAAACTTGAAGATACTAGAGATTTTGAGTTAGAAGATGAAAAACTCGAACTCCCTGAAACTTCTGGAGATGGATATGAAGGTTATACTCCATTAGGTCCGGAAGAATTAGATAGTCTTGGTGGAAATATCAATAATTTCTATGATTCTCTCCTTGAAGTTCCAGAAATAGCTGATGCTCCTAGACAATCTGGAGATTATACTCCTCTTGGCCCAGAAGAGTTAGATAGTCTTGGTGGAGATCTTGGAAATTTTTACGATTCTATTCTAGAAGTTCCAGAAACAGATAATGAAAATTATCTTTCTCCAGAAGAAGTAGAAAAAATCATAGAAAATCCAGAACAACAATATAATTATAAAGATAAGTTACCTGAAGTAGCTAAAGGAAATTCAGCTCCTAGAGTAGAAACAGAAGGATCATATAATTATCTTTCTCCAGAAGAAGTAGAAAAAATCATAGAAAATCCTACTTATTTCTATAACCAACAAAAAGAAATTCCAGAAACAGATAATGAAAATTATCTTTCTCCAGAAGAAGTAGAAAAAATCATAGAAAATCCTACTTATTTCTATAACCAACAAAAAGAAATTCCAGATGCACAAGCTCCTGATGGACAAGAAATTTATAAATATTCAGAAAATCCTGAACTATCTTCTGAACAAGTAGAAGGTCCTCCTATGAAATTACCTAAATTTGGATTAGAATCTCTTAATTTAAGTAATTATCTTAGATGGACTGCTGAAAAAGCCGTGGGCTGGACTGGAGTACATGGAGAGGCAAGACAACTTCTTGTTAATGAAACACTAGCTGGTTTGGTAGTAGCTAGAGACGAGCTTGAAAAAGTAACTAAATCAAATCGATATAGACTCCCTGGAAATGATGGCGGTTTATTGGGTGATTTAGTATCTGGAGGAGTTTCTGGTGCACTTGACAACCTAGGAGACAAGCTCGGAGATGCTGTTAATAGTATCGTTGGAAGCAAATCAGTAGATATATCTAATCCTTTGAATAGACCAGATGAAAATAAATTTAAATATAATGGATTTGAAGAAGCGAATACACGATCAACTAGTAGTAATGCTTCTAATCCTATAAAAAGTCAATCTGTATTTTCTTATGATGAAATCGAACTCTTAAGTAAAATAACTAATGAAGGAGCAAAGAAAAATTCATCATCATCCTTTTGGAAAAAAGCAGGTAGTGCTTTAAAAGATATGGCTTTAGGATCTTCTGGAGGAGAAAGAACATACAGTTTTAAAAATAATTATATTTCAGGTAAAGGTATATTAATTACTCTAGAGGAATTATGTGGGATATCTAGCGATACTGACGATACTAATACTGTAGAAGGTTTATATAATGTATTAAAATCTAGCCCATTTATTACAACTCCAGATAAATTTACCTCAACAGGGTATTCAAATTATAATATTCAAACATTAGATACTAATGCTTTCTGGGAAATTGCTCTTGAACCTTATGCAGGGCCTGAAAATGGAGATCTTAATTATCTTCCTGGAATCCACGAAATAAATATAAGAAATATCGTAATGCATGGAGTAAATACAGCTTATAATAAATGGATTCCATTTACTAGTTTTGATCTTCAAAAATCTAAAATGACATCAAAAACACTGAGCTTGTATGATGGTGAAATTAGTTATCCTGTTTCAATGGAATTTACTAATGAACTTCGAATAACTATCGCCGACGATCAATATAAATCTTGGAGACGATACTTTGAAGAATGTGCTAAAGCTGCAATTTATAATAGCGAAGGACATACATCTGATTATTATATACTGCCCCCGGATGAATATTCACTTACAGCAATAGATACTAATAATGTGTGTATTGCTATGTATAAAAATATATGCTTCAGATGTAGAATATATGTTATGACACCACAATATAGTACAATTCAAAAATTTGATTTGCTTTTAGTAATGAAAGATTTCTCTGAAGAGTATACAGGGGATATTGGAGACGGTGCAGGAGATCTTACGGTATCATTTAGTATCGTAGGAGAGAATCCAAATGAAGGAAAAATTCCAGAAGTTAAGGTAATACAACATAAAGCTCCCGATAATTCTTCAAAAACAGATTACGGTTCTATAGTAGAAAGTGGAGTAAATTCAGTAATGAAACTAATTAAATAATATAAAGCTATGTATTTAAGATTAGGAACAACTAATATAAAGTACTCCACTGAACAAGATGATTTTACAGTATTTTCTGAAGTTGTAGATTCTAAGATGTCATATGAGAAACCAATACTTGTGAGAACTCCTGATGAACTTGATATTTGGTTTGGATCAGATTTTCCAGGGAAAGATTATTATGATGAACTTTTAGAATCTGGAGTTACTTTATTCTTATATAGACCAATTAAGGTTGAACAAAATACTAATGCTCCTGACTATGTTGACCTAAAAGAGTATTCTATAGATCAAAAATTATACTATAACTTAACAGAACTTCCAGAAATCGGAGAAGATAAAGTTTTGTATAAGGTAGTAACAGGAGAAGGCGAATATAAAGAGGGAAATTTGTGGTATACTCTTTATATATATTATCTAGGAGAATATATGAAAATCCTAGAATTACCACAAAATCTTGACACTAATAATACGAGTTCTCTAGAAAATAGGGATGTATTAAACATAAATTATCCAGGTTTTATTGGACCTGAATATTGTTATCCGAAATATATAGAGGAAGGAGATGTTGATTATACTGAAAAAATTAATGAAGAAATATTATTATCTCATCTTCCTGACTTGCTAAGAGTATCAAAAGGGTATGAAACTTTAGCTTATTCTTTAGTATATAACCCTGAGATAGATTTTCACCCGATAGACGAGGGATTAACTTCTAAATATATAATCCTGAAAAAACTTAAAAATGACTCTTATGAAAATATAATGATTTGGTTTAAAGAGGAAATTAATAGTATCCCTAATATTCCAAGTCAGTATTATGATGAAGCAGTCGAGGTCGAAATCAAAGCCAAAGAAAGTAATAAGGAAATTTTCAAGAGGTTAGTAGAAGTTATAATTCCAAGTCAATTAGGTTATACAGTCGAAGGAAATATCTCGGAGGGTTACAAAATATACACATCATATTCTGTTCAGGTTACTTATTTTACTAATATTACTGATCTATTATTCGAACCAGATTTTAACACTACACACAATATACTATCAAAAATCTCGAGCGGAAGTACTAGAGTGAGATTTATATCTAAAACAACTGGTACTGAAGGTGGAGATCCCGAATACTTAGATAGTGATATTAGTGTAAATATTGAGAAACTGAAAGGAGATGATAAGTATAGAGTAACAATCGAGAGGTATAAATATCAAGAAATTTATGAAGGTGGTTTATTTACTATTGGACAGGAAAGACTTGATACTATAATTACTTCAGAGTCTAAGTTAGTTAGATGTATTCTCTCAACATCTTACATAAATCGAGAAACAGGTGAAGAGGTAGAATATAAAAAAGGTACTAAAGAATCTGAATTACCTTCTGGAACATGGTATCTTAAACGAGCCTGGAAAGAAACGGCCGAAGATATAAATGGGGAATATTGGAAAGCGGCAGAGGCTATTTTTGGATCTGACAACGCTGGAATTATTGATTATTTCTTAGTCCCTGATATCTATAAATACTCGGCCGGAATGAAGACAGGCTCAGAGACTAGTTATTATCCAGAATACGAGAGATTTTTAGGGTATGCAAGGAGTTTAGGTTTTCAAGTATTATTCCAAAATTCTGATAATGGATGGACCTACGTAGAAACTCAAGAACTCCCATCGGCCGAAAATATAACCTCAGGAACAATTTATATAGTATCACAACCCACTGGAGGAGTAAAATTCTATAAAGTGGAAAACGGAAACTTAATAGAAACAACTGATCCTGAGGAAACTAATACGGCCGGAAATAACTACGTCTTTAATTATACCTCTGATACTGATAATCGACTCTTATATTTTTATCGAGGACAAACAATTTTCGGACAAGATAGACCTGGATATTATTTACATATTAGAGGGCTCTTACAAGATATTTACTCAATAACTAGCGATCAGATCTTATATCAAACACCTACAACAGATCCTTACACCTTTGAATCACCAGAAGAAAAACTTGAAGAATACAAAAGTAATTATCTAGTATTTAATAACCAGATATATTATTATAAAAAATATCAAAATGGACAAGACTTCAATACTTCAGGGTGGATGAGATTCTGTATAGGAAAAGTGGCTAGAGAATTGGAAAAGAATAAATGGAAAATTCTTAGTACTAAATCAGCCGGAGATATAAGAGCTAGAATAGAACAGATCTTAAATAGAATATCAGCTGGGTACTCATATATAGATTCATTAGTTATTACTGGATTTTACCTAGACTTACCAAATAACAGACTAGGACTTGAAGTGGAATCTAGAATGAGCGACTTAGTAGATAATGATATGACGATCGATATAACTTTAAATTACGATAAAAAATAATAAAAACTATGGCAAGCGTAGCAAGTTTAGTCCGCGGAAGTGACGGATACATGAAATTTATTGACTATCAAAGTACATATAAAGATAATAATAAAGAATTCCTTCGTGGTGACATGTGGGAACTTCAATTCATTAATGTACCTAAGATAAATAATTGTCTTAGTAAAACTTTGTAAACTGCTGGAAGATCAAGTAAAGATAAATCAGCAAAAATAGATAAAAAATCTATTTCTCAACGACTATTAGCAAAGAAAAGAAATAGCCATAGATTTCTTTTATGATATAGTCTAAACATAGAACAAATGTTTGAGTTTATTTCCCTGGTACTGATATTTTCAATGCTAGATTAAATGCCGTTCAGGTAGGTATTGATTATAGTGTATCAGGTTTTGAAAAGAGAATGCGTGGTAATTATACTATCATTCAGAAGACAGGTCAAAACACAGCTGGAACCCTGTCGTTGGCTTTTGTAGATAAGGAAGATCAGGCAATTACTTACTGGTTTGATAATTTAAAAGTTGTCCATTAAGAGATTAAAAGTTCCTTAATGAATCTTTGTGAACTGCTGGAAATATCTCGTTATAGTTATCTCCATCGCTTAAGATTTAGGATTAAGAGCGATGAACCTAATATAACGAAAAAATAATCAGCAGAAATAGATATGATTCTATTTTTCAACGACTAAGTACAAAGAAAGAGGGTTAAGCCATAGTTCCTCTTTATGATATAGTCTAGTATGATTTAAAACAAAAACCATAAGGACTATCGCCAGAAAATTGCAGATCGTGATACTAAATATTCTTTCAGAAAGGATGACTTAGTATGCGACCTTAGATTAATCTTAACTAACTCAAGCCGTATCAAAGTTCGTACTCTTAATTTCTATAACTGTATTCTTCAGGATGCACCGATCGACGAAAATGGTTAAAAAAATTTTTAAGGCCCACTAGAAATAGTAATACTCTAGAATGTAGTAAGTAAATTCGGTGAAAGGATAATCCCAATACCGAACTGAGAACATAAAAATTCTTAGCGTAACGAATAAAGACTTACTAACTTATAATGAAATATAAGTTAAATTTATATTCTGAACATATAATAAAATATTATAGTAACCTATTGCAAACAGAAGACGGAACCGATTAATTGCTTAGTCGCCTATTATATAATAGGAAAATTATACTAAAATGCTGGAAAATGTAAAACATAAATCAGCAAAAACTATTAAAAATAGCTTCTCAACGACTAAATGTATAACTTAAGAAATATTAATTCTTAAGATGATATAGTCTATAATATATTAATATATATTAACAAATGCGAGCAGATATCCAAGTCAGCTTTTTCAAATGAAGAAGCATAAAGTTTATATTACTTTATGAAAATTCTATTAAAATGCTGGAATATCAAATAGATAATCAGCAAAAATTAGAAAAGATCTAATTTCTCAACGACTAAATATAGAACTAAGTTTGAAATATAATTTAGATGATATAGTCTATTCATTGATAAAAATAATTAATGACTTTAAAGCAATTTGAACATTTTGGAAAATTTCATGGTGTTTTCTACAAGAATTGCTGGAAAATTTGTATCTTTGTATACAAATAATCAGCATCCTAGATATTAACATAAATCTAGGTTCAACGACTATGTATGTAGACTGAGGAAATTCCTTAGGTGATATAGTCTGTCATGAGGTGAAACTCATTGATTAACGTATGAAAGAACTTTTGATAATATTTAATTAATAAACTAGAAGTATCTAATTTATTATTTCTTATGATTACAGTAGGGAAGGGTGGATCTGATCAATCTACCCTTCTTCATAAGAAATAATATTAGAACTTCCTAAAACTGTAATCAATATGGAACATTTAATAAAAGATACAAAAAGTTTTATTCAAAAAAGTAAAGAAGTATATGGCGATTTACTTGAATATGATAAAACAAATTACATTACTTGGAAAACGCCATTAATATTAAAGTGTAAACATTGTGGACAATATTTTGAAATGACACCAGCAAAACATTTAGGAGTATTAAAGAAAAGACCTAAATATGGAATAATTGGATGTCCAGAATGCAATATGAGGCATGGATTAAATATTAGAAGAAAAAATATATCAGATAGATGGTTTAGCAAAGCAATAAGTAAATTTGGAAATTGTTTTGACTATTCCGAATCAAAATACATAGATAATGATATTCCTATAAAGATATTATGTAAAAATTGTAATAATTATTTTTGGCAATCCCCACTAGAACATTTAAGAAAAGATCGAGATTGCTGTCCTAGCTGTGAACGATCAAATAATTTTATTAAAAAATCCATAGAAATATATGGATTAGAGAGATATGATTTTACGAATGTAAAATATAGGAATTTAGAGACATATGTTAGAATTTACGATAAATTAAATAATGTAGATTTTTTAATACTTCCAAAAGATTTTTTAAATGGATACAATTACGAAACTAATGGAAAAAGCAGTGGAGAAAAACTAGTACTGCAATGGTTTGAAGATAAAAAATTCAATCTATCCGATGAAGTTACTATAGAGATAAATAATGAATTTAAAGTTAGAGCAGATTTTATTATATATTCATCCACAAAAGAAGTAACATTTTGGATAGAATATAATGGAGCACAACATTATGAATTCGTAGATTACTTTTATAGAGATAAGCGATCCTTTCAAAAACAACTAAAAAGGGATGAAAACGTTAGAAAATATTGTAAGGAAAATAATATAATTCTTATAGAAATTCCATATACTTACAATACCTATGAGAAAATATCTGAAATCTTAAAAAGAATTCTCATAGGAGGTGAATCCCCTGATATAATAACTCAGCCAAAAATAATACAACCAACATAAAAACACTAAAGAAGAGTGGCTTTGATCGGCTACTTTTCTACTAAACACTAAAACAAATTATTATGAATTTATTAGATATATTATTCCCTAAAAGAAAGCAAGAAAAAGAAGAATTAAAAAATCTAGAGCCAGAGATAAAAAATCTAGAAATTACTTTAGGATTATATGGAAGAACTAATACTGAAGTTTATTACGATCCATTATATGAACGAAATAGAGGAAGAATATATGATCTCAAGGGTAGAAAAGAATACCTAGAAGATCTTAAAAAACGGTTAAGGAATAAATATAAAAGCCCTAATGTAATAAAAGCTCGCGGAATATTCTCACCTAACAGTTCTGAAAATACTGGTTTAATATTTAATCCTATTATAAGAAATCTATCTGAAATTAATGAAATAGTATATGTAGTATTAATAAGGAAAACTATTAATATTCCAAAAACATTAAAAATAGAAAATAGTACTAAGTATAAAATAAAAAGTACAAACTCTGAATGTGATAATATAGAAAACTACTATATTATAAAAGAGTTAAACGAAGATACAAAAAAATTTATAAAAGATTTAATAAGAAAACATTAGGATAAAAAAAGAAGATCAACTTCTCGTCAATCTTCTTTGTATAGGAACTATTTAAGTGATTCTCTATGTTCTTTTATCTCTTTACCACATTGATAGATCAATTCAGAAACACCTTCTGCACTGTTTAATGTATCTGTATTATCTAATATATTAGATACAACTTTACACCAATGTCTATCTTTTTCAGAAAGAGAATCTGGAAAAATAGCTGAAAACTAAAAAGATTAGCTTCTAGACGAGGACATGAAGTAGATAATATTACACATACTAGAATAGGACCTGCATATCAAAATAATAAAATTTATACAAGTGGAACAAAAGCAGCTGATGTTTTTTCACATGAAATGGGACATGCTCACTATGATAAAAGAAAAATAAAGTCAGTAAGTGATGCTATTGGTAAAGTTGCTCATAAAGCTTATCTAAAAACTGGTGGAATGTTGAATCATGTAGCTCTAGCTCCTACAGCAGGAATAATAGCAGGTGTTAGATCAGGTAAAAAAGCAGCAGAAAAAGAAGCTGCTGGAGAAAAAGAATCAAAACTCTCCAGACATAGTGGATGGGCAACTGGTTTAGCTGTTCAATCTCCAGGGTTAGTATCAGAGGCTATGGCAAGTAAACATGGTCTAGATTTGATGAAAAAAGCTGGTGCCTCTAAGAAATTAATGAAAGCTAGTCGAAGAAACCTAGGTGCAGCTTTAGGAACTTATGCTGGACTTGCTGTAGCTAACGCAGGAACATCAGAATTAGCTAGAGGAATTGCATATAGAAAGAAAAAGAAGAAATTAGAAAAGGAGAGAGATAAAAAGAAAGATGATAAATAATTAATACCATCTTTCTTATAAATCGTAACTAAAATATCTTTCCAAAATGACGAAAGTATTTAAAAAAGTTACGAAAACTAATAAATAATTCTAATTCTTTCATAATCTTATATATTTTATTTATTACATATATAAGGCTCTTAAGGAATGTAGAATGTAAAAAAAACAATAATCCTGGGAAAGTTTGGGATATAACTACCCAGGAACTAAAATTAAAATAAAGAGCTATATGATAATTAAAAGAAAATTATATACCAGACAAGAAACTAAGGCCATGAAAGAAATGTATCAGGCCCTAAAGAAAGGAAATATTGGTAGAGGTTTATCAGCTAAGAAATTCGTTAAAGCTAGACATGTTAGTAATGAGACAATAGATGCTTTAACTGGGAAAGATCAGGTAGTAGATTATGCTAAAAATTCTCAAGCAATTAATAATATAGGTCTCCCTGAAACAGCTAAGGCCTACAAAAGAATGATGGAAAAATATACTAATCCAGAACTTCATGAACGATTTAAGAGAATTCAAGCTGCTAGTTCTAATAATAGGTTACGCGTTGCAAGACAGAAGGTAAAAAAATCTGGTCAGTATGTTGTTGATCCTTTTACTAATCTTTCACTTGATAATAAAAAATTCTATAAAGAACGAAAAGCAAAGGGAACTTATGATATACGTGAAATTATAGAAGATAATTCGAAACAAAATAGAATAGATTTAGAAAAGTTAGATAAAATCAAAAAAGAAAGAGCTGGAAAAAATTATAGATTCAAAAGAAAAAATATTGAATCTAATTATGATAATGAATTCTCAGAACTTGAAACTAAATACAATCAAGCTAAGAAATTAAATACTACTTTAGGATATGATCCTGAATCTGCTCAAAAAATTTTAAAAGATCTTAAAAAAGATAATATAAAAACTGCAGTAGGTTCTAATTTAACTACAGAATATAATTATAAAAATGATACTATTAATATAAATAATATACATAGAAAAAATCCATATACAATTCTTCATGAGGTTGGACATCGTGTAAGTGATAATAGAGAACAATTAAGAGGAGGTAAATATTATGGTAATTATAGAAGTTTGGATAAAAAAGTAAATACTTCACATAATTTACATAATTCTATTATGAACAATGTAGGAAATTTATCTACATTAATGAATGAAGCTAATGCATCATATCATGCTGTTGCATTAGCGAAAAAATATAATCTTCCCAGAGAAATACAAAAAGCAGGAAATAAAAGTCTGGATTATTCCTTTAGAACTTATGAATCTAATACAGCTAATAAAATGATAACTGATAATACTGTAAGATTACTCGGAAAATATAAGAATAAATAAAGAGATTTGGAAATTAATCCAAATCTCTAATCTCAATAGCATAATAACCTTCAGGAATATTCCATACCCCTGGATCTAATGCATTTGTGGGTATTTCTGTATTTTCATTGATAGGATACAAGTCTACTCTTTTATGATCAAGCCAATCTGAACAAGGAGTTTTTGATGTATTATGATAATCCTTTAAAAAGATTAATTCATTTCTTTTTACTCTCATACTTTTATTAGATTTATTAAGATTTTCTACTATTTTTTCAAATCTTAGCATAGGATTTTCTATAGAGCTAATATCTTTATCATCCATAATTTTATAATATTTAAATGTTAATTTCAATAGTGTAGTAACCTTCTGGAATATTCCATATCTCAGAAGATAATGCATTTTTAGGTACTTCTGTATTTTCGTTAATAGGATATAACATTACTATTTTATAATTACATTCTAAATGAGATCTTATTATATCTTTCTCTTCATCAGTAAGTTTTTTCTCAATTACCGCTTCTTTGACTATTCTTTTCATAATTCTACGTATTTAAAATTTATATTACATATACGAGGCTTTCAAATTGATAAAAAGGAGGTTTTATATAGGTTTGTCCCTTATTTATGAGGACAAAGGAGTTTCCCTTATCCTACACCTCTAACCGCTACCGCTAGAGGTGTCTTAGAAAAGAAACATTGAATAAGATATATAGGAAATTTTAATATAATATCATTTTAATTAAGTTGACACCCCTTTGGCCTCTGGGGGCCAGGGGTGGTGTTTCTAGATTAAAAGCTCATAGAAATCCTAAACATAAATATTCCATGTCTCCGACATAATCTTATGTTCTTTATCTATATGAGCAAGTGTCGCAAATTCTTTAGATAATATCTTTTATAGTGGAGAGTCAAAAATAATAAATTAAATCGACAAAATGCGTATAATATCCTTTCAATCCCTTATGATTGAAAAGGGAATTCTCCTATGTCTTCAATTTAAAGAGACATAGAAATTCTTTTAACTGGATTCTCTATTAGATTATAATAAATTTAATAAAAAATTATACGTATATGTCAATACTAAAATTACCTGATATCATAGTACCTAGAGGTATTAGATATATTTCAGAAATGGATAGTTTATTTAGATTTTATAAACTACCTGTAA